TTCATGGATAAATATATAATGAAAAACAATCCCAAAATGAAGAAAGCGGATGGCACACTGTCCCTGCAAGGATATGGAGTACGAAAGAATATGTTCATCAACTTCGTAAACCAAGTCACACTAATGGGTAAATCAGTAATATTCGTAGCCCATGAACGCGAGGAAAAGAACGGAGAGGACAAACAGATACGCCCGGAAATCGGAGGTTCTTCTGCCGGTGACCTGATTAAAGAGCTTGATCTTGTAGGCTATATGGAAGCCATAGGTAAGGACAGAACCATCTCTTTTGATCCGTGCGAGAAATTCTACGGTAAGAATACCTGCAATCTTCCGGCACGCATAAAGATACCAGTTATCATTAATGCAGAAGGTACAATCACCGGACCGAACGACTTTATGACAAAGATTGTAAACACTTATCAGACCTATCAGGAAAAACAGGCAGAACTGTCCTCCGAATATGAAGGTCTTATGGAAGTTATCAAGGAACAGATAGCCATGGTAGCGGATGCGGACACGGCCAACGAAGTGAAACAATCACTGGAGAACCTGCAGCATATCTTCGACAGCAAATTACAAGCAGGTATGCTACTGAATAAAAGATGCAAGGAATTAGGGTTGAAATTCGACAAAGTAAAAAAAATATATGAAGCAGCCTAGTTATAGAATCTATCCCTCATTACTTGACAAATTCGACAAGTATCTGAGAGCTGATGAAGAAGTGGAAAACTTCTGGAACATTGATAATGAAACCGGAGAGTATAAACGCTCTCCGGAAGAAATCGAAGAGAGCCTGAAGCAAGACCTTCTGGATGCTATCAATCGTGTACCGTTTGAGAGTGAAGCAGCCGACAAGGGAACAGCCTTCAATGCTATCATTGACTGCTATGTCCATTGCGAAAATCACGTGCCGACAGAGCGTTCCCCCTACTCCATCATTGGCGATAAGGAAACCAATACCATACAAGTAGCTTTTCCAGCAACGGATATCGCACCTGCACGGCATTTCCTTTTCGACAGACAATGGTGTATCGAACAGGCAGAGTATTTCAAAGGCTCATTAAGTCAGGTCTATGTATCCGCCATTCTTCCTACCCAGTACGGAAATGTGGAGTTATACGGATTTATCGACGAACTCCGAAAGGATGTTGTTTATGACATAAAATCCACATCTAAATACGAGTTCGGCAAATACGCCCACGGGTGGCAGCGCCATGTCTACCCTTATTGCCTAATTGCTTCCGGTCAGATGGAAAGCATAAAGGCATTTGAGTTTACGGCTTATGCGCTGAAAGGCGGTACCAGCCGCACACCGCTTATCAGTGGTACGCAATATCCGGAATATTATACTTACAATCACGAACAGACAGTGAAACTGCTCACGGCACACGTAGAACATTTCATAGAGTTTTTGGAAGCTAATAGAGAATCTATCACGGACAAGAAGATTTTCGGACTGGAATAATGGCACAAGAAGCTATCCTTATAAAAGAAAAAGGTGTGGTAACACTGAACAAGTCCTTTGATTTCATGTGCTCGCAGCTCCGTAACGGTCGTTACAGGTTAATTATCGAACGTTACACAGAGCCGCGCACATTAAGTCAAAACGCCCTAATGTGGCTTTGGTTTACCTGTATCGAACAGGAAACAGGAACGGACAAACAGGACGTACACGATTATTACTGCAACCTATATCTACGAAGGACAACCATTATCAAAGGAAAAGAAACGGTCATAGCCGGAAGCACATCGAAACTGAACACACTGCAAATGACGGACTTTTTGAATAAGGTCAAAGCAGATGCAGCCACGGAACTGGGAATAACACTTCCCCTTCCGGAAGACCGTTATTATAACGAATTTGTCAACGAATATAAATATAGAAGATAATGAAGATCATAAAAGCTAAAATCACCAAGGACAGTACCTTGGTGGCCACCTACAAGGATGAGAATGGTACAACCACCGTAGAAGGCAAGAACCTGGTAACATCAGACCTTATCAATGCGTTCAGCAAGCTGAATCCCCACGCCGCTTTGCTTACAGAACAGAAAGAAGTGGACGGTATAGAATCAGTAGATGAAGTGCCTGATATCATAGGACAGGTGCTTGACGTTACAGGATATTCCATTGGCGGAGATGGAGATAATGAAGGGGTTACTCTGATAGCCAAACGTTTTCTCAAAACAGGAAAAGTTCTGAACCTATGCGCTCCGTTCACCATGTTCAATAATGAGAATGAATCGTATATCAATGCCTTCGAGTTGGAGCAGGAAATCCAATCCTGTGAGTTCGAAGTCAAAGAGTATCTGTTCAACAAAAAATGGCGAATTGTACAACAGGAACTTCCGTTTGAGGAAGACACGGCGAACGCAGACGTACAACCGGACGCCATTCCAGAAGCCGGTACAGACTTCAATCAAGAGGTTGCGGAATTCCAACAGGCTATGAATGATGCAGGGGTTGACATAATAATGAACGGAAAGAAAATTAAATCACGTAAACCACGTAAAGTCAAACAACTTGCATCATGATACCGCCGTCCCCATTTTGCGTAACTACTACCCCCAACTGCTTCAAACTAGCCTTCCCATACCATCCAAGATTAGTGGAGCTAGTCAAACGGATTCCAAGTGTAAAACAGAATATCCGGGCAGCCTATATCGCTGACGAAAAAGCTTGGAAGGTATCTCTACAAGATAAGGAATACGTGAGGATGATGGCAGATTGGGCGGTACAGACAAAGATATGCAGCCGGGTACAGCACAAAGTGACAACAAGAGAGTATAATGACTATACTATTCCCGACCTTCCAAAACTTACGGTTCCACACGGATTGCTGTTGGAACCGTACGAATATCAGAAAGAAGGCATCGCTTATGCGCTACAGCACAAGCGGTGCATATTCGGGGACCAACCGGGACTGGGAAAGACATTACAGGCAATAGGCACGGTTACGATAGCAAAAGCGTATCCGTGCCTTGTCATTTGTCCGGCCGCATTGAAAATAAACTGGCAACGTGAATTTAAGAAATTTGCCGGAAAAAATGCCATGATTCTGGATGATCGCAATAAAGCCAGCTGGCACCGTTTCTTTGAGACTAAATGCTGCAACATATTCATAACAAATTATGAATCACTGAAAAAGTTTTTTGTACTTAAAGTAAAGGAGGATGCACGGTTTACCATGAAATCCATTGAGTTTGACCCGCGAATATCGTTATTCAAATCCGTAGTCATTGACGAATCACACAAGTGCAAATCCACCAAGACCCAGCAATCCAAGTTCGTAGAAGAAATATGTAAAGGCAAAGAATATATCTTGGAACTGACGGGAACCCCAGTAGTGAACAACAATACAGACCTTATACAACAACTCAAGATAATGGGACGATTAGAGGATTTCGGAGGATACAAGTATTTCGTAGAGAGGTTCTGCGATGGACCTAAACAGTCAAGCAATGTGAAAGAACTGAACTGGAGGTTATCATCGACCTGCTTCTTCCGGCGCGAAAAGGCCAAGGTACTCACTCAGTTGCCGGACAAGTCACGCCAATATATAGAGGTGGACATATCCAATCGCAAAGAATACGACAAAGCGGAAGCCGACCTGATACAGTATCTCCGAACTTACAAGAATGCGGACGATGGAAAGGTGGCCAAGGCATTAAGAGGCGAGGTAATGGTGAAAATGGGAATATTGAAAGCCATATCAGCCAGGGGAAAAATCAAAGTCTTTTCCGAATTCATCCATGACGTGATTGACGGAGGTGAGAAACTGATAGTCTTTGCTTACCTGAAAGAAGTAGTACAGGAATTAAAGAAGATATTCCCTGAAGCTGTCACCGTTACAGGCGAAGACAATGCTACTCAAAAACAGACAGCGGTAGACCGCTTCCAAAATGACCCTTCTTGCAAGCTGATCATCCTTAACTACAAATCAGGAGGTACAGGTCTTACATTGACAGCTTCCAGCCGTGTGGCGTTTATCGAGTTCCCATGGACTTTCTCCGATTGTGAGCAGGCAGAAGACCGAGCACATCGGAACGGACAGAAGAACAACGTAAACTGTTACTACTATCTTGGAAAGGATACTATCGACAAATATATGTATGATGTCATTCAGACCAAAAAAGGAATAGCCAACGGAGTGACAGGGACGGATGATGTGGTTAAGGAGAATGTGGTAGATATGGCAATGAACCTATTCAACGGAAGAATATGAGGAAACAGACAACACCATTATCAGAAAGCCAAATACAACATGATTGTTTGGTATGGTTCCGGTTACAATATCCCAAACTGGCTCGTATGCTTTTTGCAGTGCCCAACGGTGGCAAACGTGATGCCAAGACAGGAGCACGGATGAAGTATGAAGGAGCAGTGAGAGGTGTAGCAGACTTGATTTTGCTCATACCCAAAAAGGGATGGGCTTCCCTCTGTATAGAGATGAAGACACCGAAGGGTACACAGAGCGAGCACCAACGAACGTGGCAGACAGAAGCAGAGAGATACCAAAACAAGTATGTTATCTGCCATTCACTACAGGAGTTCATAAACGAAGTAAATTCTTACCTACAATGACTTATATAGATTACGTAAACCAATTTTGGAAGACACATCAGAGTGTAGCATTTTCCTCGAACGAAGTTTATTTGTACTTCTTCCTTTTGAACGAGTGCAATAGTCGGGGTTGGGAGAATCCGTTTGAGTGTCCCAACAGACGAATCGTCCTCGCAACCGGTATATCAGAACCAACCGTAATTGAAGTCAGGAACAGATTACAGCAAAAAGGTTTACTACAGTTTGAGTCAGGTAAGAAAAATGCGAAATCGCCCGTTTATTACTTAAATGATTTAAGTAAACCCTTAAGTAAACTCTTAAGTAATGACTTAAGTAAACCTTTAAGTAAAAAGGCTAACATTAATATAAGACTTAAGAGTAAAGATAATAATAACTCTAGCGAGTTATTTAAGCCCGAGCAGGAAAAACCTAAAAAGAAGCCTTCAAAACCAAAAACCGAATTTATAGCCCCTACCCTGGAACAGGTGAAAGATTACTTCCGTGACAAGCTCCCGGACTGGGAACAGCAGGCGGAGATATTCTTCTACCACTTCGATGCGCTAAGCTGGAAAAACACCAACGGGGCTAAAATTGAACGATGGGACAGCCGGGCCAACCTTTGGATAATCGAAAAAAGACTTCAAAATGGAAACAAGACTTCAAAAACAGATCACTGTGATAATGTCCCCAGGACAGATACCCCAATCCAGGAAAAAGCCGGAGACACTGACACCGCTCCAGCAGACCTTGAGAAATGGATCAACAGCCTCCCAATTGGTTGACAACTGGTCCGGCACGCAAGCCCAGCTGAATTGTAACCTGACATTAGCACAAGCAATCAGGATTGAGGGTATTCCCACCCTTGCGGACATCAATGTTGTCTTCGGCAACGCCACATCAGTCAGGATTATCACAGAGCACCTGCAATCAATCCTCCGATACGCAGGCATTGATATCGCACCTCAACAACTTGCCGAAACGGCGCTAAGCATATTGGCCAGCTATTATTTTCTCAATCTGGCCGAGCTTTGCATATTCTTCACACAGCTTAAAAACGGAAGCCGTGGACAGTTCGTCTGGGGAAACAGGATAAACAACCAGTCCATTATGGTAGCCCTATCGGACTTTTGCAGGGATAGAAGAGACGAGCACGTCAAACTGTCCAATGAAACCGCCATGAAACAATCCCAAAAAGGTTTCACCCGGATAGAAGATGCAGCGTGCGCCATGAT